GTAGCCTTGAAGAGGTTAGGACGTGCCCCACCGCCTCTTAGCTTTGATTTAAAATCATCTACGCCTAATACTGCCATTTTCTACCTCCTAAACTGTGCCAACGACTTCTTCAAAGTCGACACCCGTTCTTACTGCCACAAAGTTTAGTGTGACAAAGTTAATGGACCTAGCCGGCTTAATGAAGATACTTGCGATAAATTCATTTCTGTCGATTACTGCAGGTGTATTATTAGTTGCATCTGCTACGACTCTGAAATCTGTAATACCACGTCTACCTTTTACTTCACGTAATACTGGCTCAACGATATTGACGAACTCGGCTCTTGTAAATTCATCATTGAATTCAAAGAGTACTTGTTCTGCGGCTCTTGCAATTGCTCTTTCAAGAACTAAGAACAATCTACGCACGTTAATTCTATCAAACGCAGAAGGTCTTGCGAGTTTTGTCTTATCACCAAATAGTATTACACCAGCACCTGGAATATTTGCTATTGGATTCACGCCAGCTTTATACAAAGCATCTCTTTGTGCTTTAGTGGGTGAAAACAATAATGATGTTATTCCAAAATACTGACCTCTTCGTGATCCTGCAGGCGAGAACCATGGAGCTCTATTAAGATCAGTTGCTGCCATAATGCCTGCTGTAGATGAAGAGGCAGGTAAGTTAATAAATTGGTCATTAAACTTATCAAACACCTTTAAAAAGTTACCGTCCATAACTAAGTAAGACGATTTCGTAAAAGTATCTGCAGTAGCTACTACGTTTGTTACAATTGTAGATGCACTTGTTTGATTAACTATATCATTTCTTGCAGGTGATGCAACAACGATACAATCTTTTCTAAGCGATGCTGCAGTTGCAACTAGATCGTTAACCACTGTAGTATGATCAGTTCGTGAAATCATAGAAGGTGCTATTAAGAAGTCAATTTCTACTTGATCTTTATCTTCAAAAAGATCAAAGCCTGTTAATACATTTGCAGTTGACAAACTTGCAACGTCAACACCTTTAGCAAAATTGTAATCGATATCGGTATTTGTAGTACCTGTAGTTTTAGTATAGTTATCACCACTATCGATATTAGTACCAGCTCCAGCACCTTTTAAATCTGAATCAAAATCAATTAACCATGCATATTTAGATGTGTCGTTAATGACGTCTTTGACAAAGATATTAGATCCTGCAGTTGTCTTTGCATTTTTACCTAAAGACAAGAATGCATATCTTTCTAATAACGTTCCTTGTGTTCCTGTAAATTTTCCCTGCTTGTCTATTATTGCAACGTGAACTTCGTCGTTTGTTGCATTATTTTTTGTAGCAAAATCTGATGTGCCAGGTGCGGCATCAAATTCATTTTTATATGCCCACTGATTAAACGCAGAGTCGTTTGCTGAATGAGGACATATACTTACTTGTAAACTATTTCCTAATGCTCCAGGATATTTTGCAACAAAAGTATGCTTATCAGAATCTAATGCAGATAATTGTGCATCAAAATCTGTTCTATTTTTAACTACTTCTGATGGTAAAGTACCATCACTGTCAGATAATCTCTGACCTGTAGTTGAACGTGCATTTTTTGCAGTGCTGTCAATGATTCTTACTAATTCAAGAGCATTAGAATACCTTAGAAAGTAAGAAGATCTATGAAAAGATATAGATGTAGCGGAGTCTGGAGATGCAAACTTATCTACTAAATCTGCCTCATCACTTACTCTTACTCTTTCTTCAACAGTACCCCATCTTGAATTAATGATAGTTGCGCCTGTAGTTGACTGGACATTAGGCACACCTCCAGTTAAGTCAATCTCTTTGACGACAACCGCTGGTGATTCGGATGGATTTGAGAGTGCCATTTTTATTTCCTTTAATTATGAGTTAACATTATACGAATATTCAATTGTTACCATTATTTATAATATTACAAATCTCTATCATACTCGATAGCCCATGGATGTTCATCAGTAGGTTCAATTCTTTTTATTATATCTGTTCCATCATTAATAAATCCAAATGGAACGATGTCATCTTCAATCTCCTTAAGCTTTTGCTTAAAAATCATGTCTTTTATGTTAATGTCAGTTAAGTTAGAAAAGTATGCAGATGACACAAAATAACCAAATAAAACTAAGTTCATAACTAAGTCATCATGATTTCCTACTGATGCTTGAAATGTCTGCCCTTTTGCCTCAAACGTAGAAATTTCTAATATTGTCTGCTCATCAACTACTTTAAGCTTATTATTTTCTAGTAAGTCTTTAAGAGCACTACAGCCAAGTCTCTTTGACTTACGGTTTAATTCAGTTCCTATAGCATTTGCTTTTACTGCAGACTCAACATGTAAGTTCTCATATTCCAAGTCATAGTATAATCCATTACATACTACCGAACCCTGATCATTCGACTCAACAATACAATAAGCCTGGTTGTAGACATTAGCATACTTATATATAATATTAGGGAAGAGTAATGGCGAGATAGTATTATTGCGATACACAACTACCTGCTCAAAAGGTCTAACGTTAATATCGATTAAAGAAAAAGATGAATAGTCCTGTCCTCTTCCCTTAGATACATCAGCAACTAAGATGTACTCATGATTCTTTATAGGTTCTTTATATACTAAGCAGTCCCCGCCTTCTAAATATTTTAACGGTGCTCTTGCTCTAAAGTCTAATAACGTTTGAGCATTAATTAGAGTATTACCAGTTCCAAAAAAAGTATTACCGAACTCCTGATCAAACTGTATTTGCGACGTGTTATTTATTGTCTCTTCTTTCCACTTCTCATCTCTTCCTGGCACATCATGCCAGTCAACACGAAAGTTTTTATACTCGTTAACTCCTTGTATTGATCCCTCCCATATCTTATGGAATGTATTACCAATGCCGTTTGCGGTAGAAGTTACTATAATCTTTGTGTCTCCTCCAGATGATACAACTGGATATGTTGAAGTATAAAACTCTGCTGCACGCTCAACAAATGCAAACTCATCTAAGTACAATAAGTTAATAGACAACCCACGAATTGATGAGCCGGTCGTGGCAGCAGCAATAATTCTACTGTTATTACTAAAATCAATATTTGATTTATTAAGAGCCTTACATCCTGGTTGTAAAAAGAATGGTATGTTCTCGAGCATGATTGTGATTCTCGCTAACATCTCTCTAGCAGTGGCGCCTTTGTTTGCTAGTACGGCAATTGACTTTTCTGACTGGAATAAAGCAAACCATAAGAGATATCCACACGCTGATATTGATTTTCCAGATTGCCTGCATGCCAGAACCACATTAAATCGATGTGACTCAAATTGCTTAAACATCTTTTGTTGATATGGATATAACTTAAATGAAACTAAACCTTTATCAAGTGATATAATCTTAGCATATCGTTCAACAAAGTACACAGGATCTTTCATACACTTTGCGTATTCAAGTACTTGTTCTTTTGTGAAGTTGGAGGTAATACCGTCTTTTTTAATATTTGGATTACCTAGATAGTTTTCATTCCTGTTTTGGAGTGACATTTACTATATCCGATTCATTCTTAAGTAGCTTTTGCAGCTCAGTCGTAGACCCTACAAAAAGATTATTTGTAGTATTGGCAATCTTTTTGATCTCGTCTTTCTTTTCAATATCTTTCTTCTTTTTATTTAAGTCCATTAGTCTATCATTAACATCAGATATATTCTTAATCATGCCAGATAATACCTCAAATGCACGTGGATGCTCACTTTCTCTAGCAACCTCAATCATAAGCTCAAGGCTCTGCTTACCTTTTTCTACGAGCTCATAGTAAGTATCTCTAGAATACTTATAGTCATTATCAATATTCTTTTCTTCTGGAGGAAAGAACTTATCTATGTCTTTTTTATCACTCATCTAATGTAATAAACTCTCGATTTTTTATATGTTGCTCTTGTATATCATCTTTTGACTGACCTAAGTACATCACTGCATGGTGTTTATCAATCATATAGTTATTTATAGACTGATCAGCATAGTTAGTAGTTCTCCAAAGCTCACCTAATATTCTGCCAAATTTTCCAGTTTTATCTTTATGTGTTTTTAATATTATGCCACCGTCATCATCTAACATTCCAGTTAAAAACTTTTTTGCAGCTAATCCATATTTTTTTTCTTCTAAGTCACGAGTTCTGGATTCAGGAGTATCAATTCCAAAAAGCCTTACTCTTTCCTTATGCATCCACACTCCAAAACCTAAGTCTATATCGACATCAACTGTGTCACCATCAATTATCTTTACTACTTTACATCTATATTCATACATCTTTTAACTCGCACTATCTAAAATATTGGTTGAAAATCCAAAAGTACTATCGTCTAATCCTATAACATCAGATGGATTAGGTGTAACAATTATTGTTTCTAATCCAACATCTGAATCTTGAAGACCAGCTTTAATATCAAATACTTTTGCTCTAGCATCACGTATAATGCTAGTGTCTGTGATTGGACCATGAAAACTTAGT